ACTTAGGAGTAGCAACACCGGACGCAGCAGCGCTTAAGTTGTTCAAGGGAGAAGTAAACAAGATCTCTATTGAGGTTAACAAGTTAGCCGGGTTCGACATTGGCGACGACACCGACAAAGAATTAAAAAACTAATCGAAACCGATAGCGACGTACAGTTTGATTACCTACACTATCGGTTTTTGCATTGGAAAGTAGGCGAGTACATGAATTTGCCGTATGGAGCAAAGAGAATAGCACACGCCTATATGCAGCAGTACATAGAGGACAGAAACGAAGAAATAAAACAATTATTCGGGTCCGGAGAGGAGGGGTAGGAATTGGCTACACGAGTTATTAGTACCTGCATACAGTTTATAGACAAGTTCACGAAACCGTCGCAGGAAACATTAAAGGCAATGCGGAAAATGAGCAGCGAGGCAAAAGCAACCGGAAAGACATTGCAAAACGTAGGCAATACCATTTCGTCTGCCGGATCCGCACTTACAAAAGGCGTTACAATGCCGGTGGCAGCAGTAGGAACCGCAGCTATTAAAACGGCTGCGGACTACGAAAGCGCCATGAGTAACGTACAAGCCATTACCGGAGCGACCGGGGAGGATTTTAAGAAACTGACACAGTTAGGAAAAGATCTTGGATCCTCTACCGCTTGGAGTGCGCAGGAGTGCGCGCAGGCTATGCAATATACCGGTATGGCAGGTTGGACGGCTGCGGACAACGTAGCAGGCTTAAAAGGTATATTAGATTTGGCGAGCGCGAGCGGCACAGACTTAGCGGCAACGTCTGACATTATGACAGACGCAATAAGCGCGTTTGGATATGCGGCAAGCGATAGCGCGTTATTTGCGGACACTATGACAAAGGCGTGCACAAGCGCTAACGTTTCAGTAGAAACATTAGGAGAAAGTTATAAATACTGCGGTGCAATCTGCGGTACTATGGGTTACTCAATCGACGAGATCACAACATCATTAGCCGTAATGGGTAATCAAGGAATAAAAGGATCACAAGCGGGAACAACGCTAAAAAATGCTATTGCAAACATGGCAGCGCCAACAAAAAATATGAAAGCTGCAATGGACGATCTAGGCATAAGCATTACAAACCAAGACGGATCTATGAAATCTTGGGGCGACGTAATAAAGAATTTACAAAGTTCTTTTCAAGGACTAACACAAGATCAGCAAGCGGCGTATGCAAAACAGTTATTTGGAAAAGAAAGCATGGCAGGTATGTTGGCGATTATAAACACGTCAACGAGTGATTATAACGCACTTGCAGAGAGTATTAAGAGCAGCGGGGGAGCAGCCGAGGAGGCGGCACAAACGCAGTTAAACAACCTAAACGGACAATTAACCCTATTAAAATCGGCGCTAGAGGGCGCAGCGATAACGATAGGCGATAAATTATTGCCGTATATCAAAAGTGCGGTTGGTTGGGTTCAAAAGGCGACAGATTGGTTTAATGGACTATCTGACGCACAAGTAAGTATGATTATGAAATTTGCAGGAATAGCAGCGGCGATCGGTCCGGTATTACTGATTTTTGGCAAATTGGTATCTACGATAGGCAAGGTATATTCTACCGTAGGAATGGTTACCGGGGCGGTTGCAAAGGCAGGCGGCGTAATGGCGCTTATAACAAGCCCGGCGGGTATAGTCATCGCGGTACTTGCTGCCGTGGCGGCTGCGGCATTTCTGATAATTAAAAATTGGGATAAAATAAAACCGGTTGTAATGAAAGTAAAAGACGCTTTTATAAGCGTAATGCCTGCGATCAAACAAACAATATCGAACGCGATCGCGGCGATAATGCCGATTATACAAACGTTAATTAGTACGTTCAAGGCGGTATTACCGAAAGCGATAAATACGGCAAAACAAGTAATTGCAGCAATTACACCGGTTATAAAAACAGTAGTAAATACAATAGCAACGATTGTACCAATTATAGCGCGCACGTTTGTAGGAGTGGCGCAAAAATTAACACCGGTAGTAAGAACGATAGGAAATATTATTAAAGCTGCAATACCGATTGTTGGTAAACTATTTGCAGCGGCATTTACTTTTGTGGGGAATACAATAACTAAGGTTATGCCGTATATAAACAGAATTGCAAAAACGATAGGATCGGTTTTAGTTTTTGCGGTAAAAAAAGTAAGCCCGGTTATTCAAAAAATGGCGTCCACATTTAGCACGGTATTTAACAGCGTGTTTAAGATTGTAAGCAAGATTGTTAACAAATTAAGACCGGTGTTTAATGCAATAGGAACCATTGTAAAAACGGTAATGAATGTAGTAGGCAAAGTAATAGGTACTACATTTAGAACGGTGGCAAACGTAATACAAAGCGTGGCGGGCAGTATAAAGCAATATATAAGCGGGATAATGAAAGTATTTAGCGGAATATTAGACTTTATAAGCGGAGTATTTACCGGAAATTGGAAAAAGGCTTGGGAGGGCGTCAAAGGAATATTTGGCGGTTGTTTCGAGGCATTAGCCGGATTGTGTAAAGTTCCTATTAACGCAGTTATCGGATTGATAAATAGCGCGATAGAGGGAATTAACAGCATTTCGGTAGACATACCGGACGGAATACCGCTAGTTGGAGGAAAACACATTGGTTTTAGTATTCCTACAATCCCGGCATTGGCAAAAGGTACGCCGAATTGGTTAGGTGGATTGGCACAAATCAACGAAAAGGGCGGCGAAATTGTAGACCTGCCGAAAGGATCCCGAGTATATCCACACGACGAGAGCGTAAGCATTGCTAAAAATACGTCTAACGCCAAATTATCAATGCTAGATAGCAGGCTATCAAAGCTAGAGAGTGGAAAAGGCAAGACGGCAGAAACAAAGGAAATAAAGATAACAATACCAAAGTTAGCGGATCAGATTATCGTTAAAGATCAAGCGGATATAGACGCAATAGCCGAGCAGATCGCAACAAATCTTAAGAATACTGCATTAAATATGGGGGTGTGCTAAATGGAAATATGGTTAAAGCAGGGCAAAAAAGCATTGCGCCTACCAATTTTACCTGCGGAATTGCAAAACGAGGGAGAGCAGGACAATAAAACGGAAACGGTTAATAAAACCGGAGAGGTAAACTTATTAGGCTTGAATAAATTAGACACCATACCGTTAAGTGCGCATTTCCCGGATCAGCCCATGTATTACGATCAATACGCAGGTTACCCAAACCCGAAAGAATGTGTAGATATTGTGGAAGAAATGAAACAAGGAGGGGTTATAACATTGCTTATAACCCCTTACATAAACAGACAAGCCACGATAGAAAAATTTAGTTGGGGGCTTAAAGACGGAACCGGAGATATTTACTACACAATCGAAACAAAACGTTATAGAAAGCCTACAACGTCAAAGGGCAGCGGGAGAACAACAAAAAAGCCAAAAAAGAGAACAGTAACAGTAAAAAAAGGCGACACTTGGGCGAAACTTGCAAAGAAGTATACCGGCAGCAGCAAGAACGCCAAAAAGATAAAAAAAGCCAATAAAATGACAAACAAGAAAAAACCGCCGGTTGGGAAAAGGATAGTGATACCGGCATGAAAATAATTTGGACGAAGAAAAAAGACGGCAAAAAAACCAATATAACAAATGTAGTAGGTACGGTAACATGGAGCGGATCAGTTGAGCAGGCAGCCCGGGAGGCAACTGTAACCGTGCTAAATGCGCCAAACGATCCAAACATCACGGCACTAAAGTTAAACATAGCCGTAGGCGACGCAATAGCCTTATACGAGGGAGAAACCCTTATATTCTATGGAGAAGTGCAGACGAGCGAAAAGAAAGCAGAAATAGGCACAATAACATACAAGGCACGCGATCTAATGGATCATCTACTAAGGATCAATCATAAACAGAATTTCAAAAACAAGACGGCAGAGGCGATTACTAAAGAAATTTGCAAAAAATATGGAATTGCAACCGGCACTATTGCAGCAACAAAGAAAACGATCAAAAAAATAATAATAGACGATAGCAGCCTATACGATATTATTATGATCGCATACACAAAGGCGGCAAAATCGACCGGTAAAAAGTATATGGCATACATGAAAGGCAAAAAACTTTGTGTAAAAGTAAAAGGTACAGTAATAAGCAAATACACGCTTGACGAATATAAAAATTTGGTTTCGGCGTCGTATGAGGAAACCATAGAAAATATGGTAGACCAAGTAAAAATATATACAGAAAAAGGAAAGCAGGTTGGAGTAGTAAAAAATGCGGCACACATTAAGCGCTACGGAACATATCAAAGCATATACACAAAGGAAAAAGGTGTAAATGCGAATACTGCGGCTAAAAATATGCTAAACGGCATAGAGAAAAAAGTAGACGTAGAGGCAATAAACGGCAACATTAAATGCGTGGCAGGCGACGGGGTGAAAGTATACGACGCAGCTACCGGGCTAAATGGTTTATTTTGGATTTCAAGCGACACCCATACATGGGAGGGAGGACAACACAAAATGAGCCTAGAGTTATCATTTAAGAATGTAATGGATAAGAAAACAACATAAAGGAGGGCGGGAGAATTGAACGGCTACGAGCGGATCATAAATTTAATGAGAGAGCAAGGGGCGGTTAAAAATCCCGCCTCTTTGCAGTTAGCAGAAATGACAAGCGCTACAACGTGCAAGATTGGAG